CGCGAGGCTGGCGTCCGCATGATCAAACCCGTCGCGCCAATCCGAGAGCGGCATGTAGTTGTCGATGCCGATGAAATCGATGTTGGCGTCGGCCCAGAGTGGATCGAGGTGGAAGAACACATCGCCGCTGCTGTCGCCCGGCTGGTGGCCGAAATACTCTGACCAGTCGGCGGCGTAGCTGATCTTGGTGCTTGGCCCGAGAATCGAACGCACGGCCGCTGCCAGATCGCGGTAGGCCTGAACCGCCGGATAGGTACTGGCCCCCGAGCGAATCGTGGTCAGGCCCGGCATCTCTGTGCCGATCAGAAAGGCATCGACACCCCCTGCGGCTTTGCACAGATGCGCATAGTGCAGCACCATGCGGCGCAGGCCCCAGTCACCGGATGCCCCAATCCACGAGACCGACTGCCCAGCGACGCTGAAACTGGCGGGCGTTGCCGTTCCGAACAGAGCTGTGACCTGCGCGGCCGCTGCTGCAGTTTTGTCGACGGTTCCAGCCAATCCAGCGGAGGGGGAACACGTGATCCTTCCGCGCCAAGGGAATGCAGGCTGGCCAACCCCGGCAGCGTTGGCACTGTAGGGGTTGGGCTTGGCATTGCCGGGCGGCACATCCATGAGGATGAACGGATAAAAGGTGACACGCAGACCGCGTGATTTTATCTCCCTGATCGCCTGCAACACTGCGAAATCTGCCGGGGTACCGCCGTAGACAGGGCGACCTTCGGCGTCGCTGCTGATGAGAACCGCACTGGCGCGGCTAACGCCGTTGACGACCCAAGATGAGGGTGTCGTCATCTTCACTGCCAGCTCGACGCCGGGCCGCAGCTTGCAGCTGCCTGCACGCAGATCATCACCGAACCACGCCACGACCAGGCTGACGCTTTCCACGGCTGGTGCCATGGATTGCAGCCGGTCCAGCGCCACAACGATATCGGCAGTGTCGGAGATTGCATTCAGGTTCTCGGCAACTGTCGCACCACCCGCGCCAAAGGGCCGCTTGACCGGGGTTGTTGCGTAGCTGAACTCGCCCGAAGCCGGGATCAGTGTGACCGCTTTGACCAGACCTTCAGCCGTGTCGGGGTCGGCCAGCGGCCGGAACACCTCGAAGCTGATCTGCGGCAGGCGGTTGCCGAAAGCACTCAGGTCCAGCTCTTCGAACACGACATAGGCCGTGCCGCGATAGGCGGGGGTGTTGGCCGCGCCCATCTTGGCGGTGATAAACGGATCGGGGGTCTGCGTCTCATTGCCGGGATACCAGCGCCAGGTGACGCCGGTCATATCCATCGGTTTGCCGTCGACCCAGACGCGGCCAATGCCGGTGATCTCGCCCTCGCAAAGCGCCACGGCGAAGCTGGCGTAGTACAAATACTCGGTCGTTGTGACCTTCGCACCCCCGCCCCCACCGCCACCCTTGCCGCCGCCTTGGGTCGTGGTTGTGGTCCGGGCCTCCTCGCGAAAATCCGTGGCCCAGATGATGTTACCACCAACGCGCATCCGCCCAAAAAGGCGCGGGATCACAGCGCCTTCGGTCGCAGAAGTGATACGCAACCCGTCCAGCCGCGCGCCCTCGATCCGCTGGGCTGGCGCGAGGGATGACACGATCCACTCGTCGACCAAGGACCCGACACTCGATCCGATGAAACCACCGATTGTGACAGCGCTGACACCAAGGAGAGTGCCGCCAATGGAACCACCGATCGCGGAGCCAGCCGCGCCGAGTACAATAGCTGCCATGTCAGAACTTTCAGATGCTGCCAGAGGGTGGGAACAGGAAGGCGAAGGCGATGCGCCGCCGCCAGACCGGGGTCAGGACTTCTTCGATGACGCCAAGGCGCTCGTAGGAATGGATGAAGCGGTCAGGCGCGGTCAGGAGCCCGACATGTTTAGCGATGGCACGGGGGTTCATGCGGAACAGGATCAGCGCGCCGGGACCGGCCTCGGAGGAAATAACCTCGATCATCATGCGCCGTGCCCCGTCTGCCAGCACCTCGCGAGGCCCGGTCTCGCCCCAATCGCGGCTGTAGGGCGGGATCGGGAATGGCTCATTGCCGACCACCTCGCGCCAGACGCCACGCGCAAGTCCGAGGCAATCGCAGCCGACCCCGCGCAGGCTGGCCTGATCGTGATACCGCGTGCCCAGCCATAAACGCGCGGTAGTGACGACGAGGTTAGGATCGGCGGCTGTAATCAAAGCACGCCGCCTTTATGGCTGCCGTCCTGGCTGGCATAGCGCAGCACTGCATCCTGACCGGGAATGTTGGGAAAGCCCCGGAAGTTTGCGATATTCCCGAACTTGGCGCTGCAGGTCACCATGCGCTTGTCGCAACCCGCCCGCGCGATGAAGCTGTCGCCCTCCATGATAGTGCGCACTGGGGCTTCCAGCAGCGTAAGTGTCGCAATGGCATCTGCCAATGCATGGGCCAGCACCTCGGTGATGCGCCCCGCATTTGCGCCACTGGTCCATGTCAGGGTGCCGGATGTGAACCAGCCCACCTCGAACACCGATAGACCCGAGGCCATGAACGCTCGGTCGCGCAACAGGTCGGTGATCACACCCGCACCCTTGTAGACGTCAGTGTCCAAATCGATCCTGCACCGCGTATCGCCCAGCGCCGCATCGCATCCCGCCTGAAACGTCCGCCCCACTGTTTGGCCCAAGACATGCGCCAGCGACCGCACTTCTGCCACGAAAGCCATCCGTCCGCGCCGGATTTGACCCACCGCGCCCCGTCGCAGCAGAACCCGTTGGCTCGGGTCTGCCCAGTTCACCCGCCACAACTCCACCGCCGCATTGTCCCAGCGCCCGTCGAGAATGTCGGTCTCGGTGATCCGGTCCGAAGTCAGCACGCCGCTCGCATCCTGCGCATCGACGGCCAGATCGGAGCCGGAGCGGATTTCAGAAGCGGCAAACCCGCTTTCGGGCTCAAACTCGGTGCCGTCAAAGCTGAGGGCGCGATCATGATCGGTGAAGCCCAGCGCCAAGCCATCCACTCGCGAAATCCTCCAGCACCAGGACAGGGTTGTGGTGCCATCGTCCAGATGAGCCTGCAGGGTTGGGGAAAGGGATTTCATCTGCGGATCTCCAGTAGCGGAATGGACGTGATTGAGCCCAGCCGTTCAATGTCGAGGGTTACGTCGAGCGTGTCGGTGTCGAAGCGCACCGGCACATCGAATTCGAAGCCAGCAGTGATTGCGACGCCCGCACCGGGGGCGGCGTTGAACGTGACACTGCCGGTCGTGATGTCGACGCTCCAACCGGTCATCTGCTCGACCCCGTTCAAAGCAACGCGGATTGTGCCCGCGACAGGTTTGGCAATGGCGCGAGTCCAGCTTTGGGCGCCAGAGGCGTAGCGCTTCAGCAGAGCGAAGGTGGTGACGGCACCATTGCCGGTGCCAATGGGCTGGTCTGTGGGGGCGACCGCCTGCGACGGCAGACAGGATTTGTAGTCTGCCCAGTCTTTATAGCGAAACCCATGCAGGCGACCGTTGCGGGCCTCAAAGAAGGCGACGACCAAAGCCAGATCATCCGCCCGGCGAATACCGTAGGCCACATCAAAACGCCGTCGCGAGTTGGCCCAGCTGGCGTTGCGCTCCTCGTCGCCACTCGCCAGTTCGACGATTTGCGTGCGCCGTTCCGGCCCGCCGCGCGCACCGCGGCTGATGTTGTCGGGAAACCGCACTTCGTGGAATGCCATCACATGCCCCTCCGGCCGAGAGACACGGCGCGGGCGATATCAGCCGCGACCTGCGTACGGGATTGCCGGAAACTTTCGGCATCGCGGGACATGATCGTGACGTTGACCGTGGGTGCCGCACCTTGTCCCTGCCCATAACCTGCCGCTTCCCTGCGCGACAGAACCCGCTCGCCGCGTTGCAAGATTGCGGGGACCTCATCTGGTTTCAGCCCGGCCCAGCCCCCGGAGTGCATGCGCGGGGCACCGGCGAATGCCATGGCAGGCACCATCCGGCTGCTACCTGCGACGCCAACTGTACCGCCAGAATGCAGGATGTTCGCGAACAATCCACCTGCACCGCCAAACGCGCCCGACAAGGCATCGGCGATGGGGCCGAGAATAAAGCGCCGCGCAGCAAGTTTGGCCAAATCGGCAATCATCGAGGTGACGAGGCTGCTGAAGTCCAGCTTGCCCGTTTTGATGAAGTCGCCGACGGCATTTTCCGCGCTCTGGAACGCCCCGACCAGCGTCTGGCCGATATCGCCGCCAATATCGCGGGCCTTTGCCGCATAGTCAGCAAGAGCAGCCGTAACCGAGCCCCAGCCAGTGGCAGCTTGGTCCGCGCCCTCGGCAGCCGCCGCCCCGGCTGCGCGCGCAGCAGCACCTGCGCCACCGGCAACGGCGGCCGTCTCATCCAGCTCGAGACCGAGCGCATCCGCCGAGGCGGCAGCATCCGCGAGGGCTGTTTCCGCCTCGGTCCCGGCGCCGGTCATCG